GCTTGTACGTTATCTATCCTGCTGCGGAGTAACCAAGAGCCAATGTCGTGGAGAGGGAGCATTAGATCGTAGAGAGACTGGGAGTAAGTCTTGTGCTTATCGTTGTGGAGTCCTCCAAATACGGCAGGGAACTGTTGTCCGTATGGGGAGAGCTGACAGCGGATAACAACTGACTCATCGATGATGGTCATGACCATCCAGATTTGGTTGAGCTGGGGTAAGCCAACCTCGAATCCGTTTAGGCGTACCCACACTTCATCTGTGGTTCGTGCGCCACTGAGGGAGTATCCGTTTTCTCCTTGTACATCATTGGGTCGGACTGTCATGCCTTGAGCAGACTGATGGTGGTCTTGGTGTATCTCCCAGCCAGACTTAGTGCCGATGCGAGAGCTACGAAGTGCTGGGTAGTCGTGTAGCTTCTTGTATTGGTTGGTGGCTAATAGCTGGTTGGTTGATTGGTAGTCAACGAAGATCACGAACTGCATTTTGTCCCAGTCGCCCCAGTTCACACGAGGGTCGTGGAAGGTGCGCCTTGGGTTGTAGTTGATGATGTCGTTGGTGTTGGTGTTCGGGTTCCAGATTACTTTAGTGGGGGCGTAACCATATCGGATACTGTCTAATAGGTGCTGGGCTATTCCAGCCTCCCCTGCTGTTCTTCGCATGTGTTGGTGCATTAAGCGTTCTAGGATCGCGGAAGATTCGCGTGACTTGCGGTCAAGTCCTTCTAGCATGAACATGGGGTTACGACCAGCCAGTGCAGACATGAGGTAAGTGAGTACAGTGTCGGCTATCGCTCTGGTGTCTGCGATGACTGCTTTCTCGCGGAACTTCGTGGCTTCTGGGGGTACATATATGTCGTGAGCTTCGTCTGCTCGCTTCCACTGAGGGTAACGCTGAGAGACTTTATCATGTGCCATTCGGCCCATGGCTTGGACGTAGGCGCAAATCTTCTTCTCGTCCTCCTCAGATAGGCGGTCAGAGATGTCGTCATAAGACATTAGGGCATCGAGGTGCTCAGATAGATCAATGATGACTTCGGTTTGGTCGGCAACGCCTGTTTTATAATAGCTCATGTGTGCTGTTAGCCTTGTGAGTTGAATCGCGCATGGCTCGTACTTTGAGCTGATGCAGGTGTAGCGGAAAGACGATTGTTAGATGCCCTGCTAATTTTGGATAGATAGGCATTACGCTGGGAAGGTGACATCGCTGCAATCTCTTCGTCTGTCATCATTTTTCCCTGACCCTGAGAGATTGTCTTAATGCTGCTTGTTAGGTTAGTACCGCCCCACCCCATAAATCACCCTAGCTGTTGTTGTTGCTTTGATGATTTTCGGTGATGGGTGGGCTTGGGTCGTCCTGCCCTATTGGTGTTACTCGCCCCATCCATACCAAGAAGACGAGTCGCCAGACGAGGAGTTTCGATTGCTATTGGCTGGTCGATGGTTAGAGGTGAATCCATCAGAGGAATGACCATAGGCATTTTCACTGTTCAGTGATCCGTGTCCTGAGAGCATGCCAAAGGCTTGGTCGGGATTGATGGTGGTTCGAGAGAGGATGTCCAGTCCCATGCTCATTGCGTCCACTTGATCGTCATGGGTTCCACTGGGGAATGAGAGGGTCTCTTCGATGAAGTCATCAAACCATGGCGCATCTTTGGGTAGGTGGACTCGGCCTGATTCTATGAGTGGGGTGATCGCGTGTACGCGAGATACCTTGTCATGGACTACCTTGTGGGCGATGACTGATACACCTGATTCGCGTCTGAGTTCTTGGATGAGGGATTGTCCACTGGCTTTGTCCTCGATGTATAGTGCGCGAAGTCCCCTGCCTCGCCACTTGTTGTTGAGGGCGATTGATTGGGCTTTGAGTTCGGGGAAGTCCCACTTACCTTTGATTACATCGATGATGTAGATGTCACCATTTCTAGTGATGCCTATGGTCATGGCGACAGTGTAGTCGGAGGTTTGGTTCTTCTTGAATGCCGTGTCGAGCACAATGATGATCTGAGAGTAGTCCTCGGTTCTCATGTTGTTGGGATCGTAGAGTCTCCACCACTGCTGCTTGATTAAGTTACCGCCCTCTACTCTTGGGTTCTGTAGGTATAGGGCTGCAAAGTCTCTTGGGTTCATGCGCTGCTTGCGCTTGAGTTCGTCTATTGGGAACCGAGCAGGCCAGAGGGCAGATTCTATTACTGGCTTGTAGGTGCGGAGGCTCTCATCCACTTCTTGCATCTTGGTTTTGGGGATGTATCGAGAGTCACTGCGTGGCAGCTCGCTGACTGGTCGGGAGTGCTCTGACTCTTTTTGGATGATGGCTGGGAATACAATGTGGAGCCAACGGCCTTCTGCCCAATCTTCGGTCTGCATGATTCTGGAGCCGAGGTCATCTGGATGCCAGCGGGTGTAGCAGACGATTTGGATGGGGGACTGCCCAGTGGTTTCTGGCTGGAGTCGAGTGGTGAGTGCGGAGGTATAGTAGTCCCATGCTTTCTGGCGCTGGGTTGCTGAGTCGGCTTCCTTACGACTCTTGATGGGGTCGTCTATAGACAGGAGGGTTGCTGGTCTGCCTGACGTAGTGGCTCCCATACCGATGTTGAAGGCAGCTCCTCCTTCTGTTGTGCGGAATACATCTTGAGCACGGGAGTCTTTGGCTAGGGCAAAGTCAGGGAAGACCATCTCGGTTTCTTCGTGCTGGAGATATAGGCGTTGTTGGCGACCAAAGTCTGTTGCCAGTTGGGAGTTGTAGGATGCGGTCATGGAGAATCGCGTAGGGTTTCTGGCTAGGTAGTAGCTAGGGAAAAGCTGGGTGGCGTAACTGGACTTACTGTGACGCGGTGGCATGTTGATCATGACATTGTGAAGCGTGTGGGTGGTGAGTGGTCTGGTGTAAGTCTTTTGGAGTTCGGGTGCGTGTCGGTTGTTGTGGTTGTGCTCTATTACTTTCCATTCTTCGTTGAAGTCAGAGAGGAGCTGTCCTTTCTCTAGGCGATCTAGTGCTTCGATTAGCTTGTGGTGGAACATGGGTACTTTCCATGAGGGGTGATGCAGTCGGCAGAATGCACCAAAGGATTCACCAGCTTCTTGGAGAGTGAGTAAGCGTTGAGCTGCTTCTACTTTAGATACCATGGGTTAATCCTCTTTCTTTTGCTGTGTTTTGGTGATGATGACTGGGCCAGTGGGATCGGGGTCTGGGTGGTGGTCGAAGGATGGTCGGTAGTCCTCTTCTATTATGTCTTGGGCGGCAGTGGTGTTTGATGATGATGCGATGATGTCCTCTAGTTCCTTTCGGGTGAGCTTGTTTACGTCTGAGTCTTGGAGGGCGACTTCGGAGTAGGAGTGGTGGAGGTCGGGTAGGACTTTGTTGAGGAGCATTCCGTAGAGACGAACTTGCTGTGGGTTCCACTGTTCGGTTCCATTGAGGACTCCTACCACTTTGTTGGTTTGTGTGGCGACTGTGGCGAATACTTGGGATCGCATCTTGGCAATGTCGTTGGGTTGAAGGTGGTTGATGGGAGCATTCATGACTGTGAGTGCTTCCTCGGTGCGTCTGGCTTCGGTGTGGCGAGCTGCTTCTCTGGTTGCTGCTGTGTGAGATAGGTAATAGTCGTGAGCGGCTTTTTCTTCTGCGTCTTGTTCTGGCTTCATGGCTTCTGGGAACTCTACTTTATAACATTGGGGATCGATAGGGTCTGGTCTGTCAGCCTTTAACGATTCGAGGTATATCTGTTCTTTTGTTTCGGTGGGTGGCTCTGGTTGTCGGGCCAGATGAGGAGGTGTGGTTAGGATGGTTGGCTTGTAGTCTGCTGGGACTAGGGTGTAGGTTCTGGTCTTGCTAGTGGAGGTTTTGTGGAGTGGAGATCGGTGTGCTTCATCGAGCATTCGCTTGTCGTGGGCGGTCGAGTTTACTTTCATTGCAGCAGTGGGTTTTGAGCTTCCGTAAGCAACACCTTTGCGCTTATAGCTGGAGGTGAATCCTTTCTTGGTGTAGGTCTTTCTTGGAGTGCCATCTTTTTTTAAGGCAGGCTTTGGATTCAGTGGGGTTTGCTCTTCTTGAGAGCTTGCTGAAGCTGTGGGGCGTTGGCTTTTTGTTGGCATACTGTTTATTCCCTGTGATGCTGATTAATTTGTCTAATATAGGAGACAAAGTTTCCATATTTTGCCGCTGTTGTATTAGTGTCGGGGAGTCAAATTGGCTGGAAATCCCATCGGCGAAAGGGGGTCGGCCCCCCCCTCTGCTCGCGCGCACATACATCGTGTGATCGCGCAAATCAGACTCATTTGGCCTCGAATCTGGAACAAAATTGGCACAATCGGCCTGAGACCCCCGTAGTTATTGCGTTTCCCGACCTATGTAAGGTCGAACTCCCGATAGTTATTGCGCTTTTTTGGGAGTTATTGCGCCTCCAAAAGAGGTTATTGCACTCCAAAACATCAAGCTACGCGCACATATCGCACACACATGATGTCCCGATACTCAGAATCCATCGTCCCTCACACGCATATACACACGCGCTCGACAAGGAGAAGGCCCAGTGAACCGCAGCAATCGCTTCGGTCATTGAAAACTTTCGGAGTACGACCATGGAAAATTTAAATTCCCTCAAGAGCGCAGAGTTAATCGTTTTGGCTACCAACGGCAACGAAGTTGCCCTCGCAGAAATTCAACGTCGCCACGAGAACCGCGTCAAGAAAAACAAGAAACCCATCCCTGCGGTTGCCAAGTTCCTTGGCTTGACTCCTGCGACTCCCAACAAGCCGAAGGCTCCCAAGGCTCCTGCGAAGCCGAAGGCTTCCGAAGTCGAGTTGACTGACGAGCAGCTCGTTGCGAAGTACGCAAAATCCTCGGCAGCGTTCCTGAAAAACATGCTCGCCAAGGTCGTTGACCCTCGCAAGAAGTCAGCTATGCTGATTGCACTCAACGCAAAAACTTCCGCTGGCAAGGTGTCCGAGGCGACTCCCGTACAACCTTCGGTTGCAGTGTCAAAGCAGCTTGCAGGGATCATCAAGGCTCTTGAGAGCCTGTCTGCTGGAGAGCGCAGCATCGTGATCAACGCCTTGTCTGCATAATCTCACCCACCCACACCAACGCCCTTCGGGGCGTTTTTTTGTGCCTAAAATTTGAGGAAAATCCCCATGCAAAACCCACATAAACCTGCGCGTACCCGTCCGATAATTGTACGAGAAATACGCCCATCGCAAACCATGCGAGACCAGCTCGTACACGAGATTCTCCCTCTCCTGCTCAATGCGTGCATCGCAACGATGATCACCGCGTGCAGTGCATCGATCCTGTACGTCATGCTCGTGCTCATGTAACACGCGCTCAATCAAGGAGACCAGCCAGCAAGGAAGCTACCCAACAATAACTAACCGAGGAATACCCCATGGAAATTGTTACCCGCTACGACTCATCCGAAGCAGAGTACGAAAACGAATTGCCTCTCGATGGCATCTCAATCCAAGGTTTCTACGAGAAGCCAGAGGAGTTTGATAGCTACGCAACCCAAATCTGGCGTGTCCAGAACGACAACGGCATCCCTCAAGACGTAGAGGAGCTGATCAATTGCGTGTTTCACTTCGACCGCACTTGCTGCCCTGAGTCTCGCCAATGCCATCACGAGAGCGACTGCTGTGGATGTCCGTTCACCGCGTCATTCAAGGTCGAGGTTTGCGGCCCAAACCTAGCCTACATTCGCAAGCTAACAGGCTTCAACTACTAGAGGATCACCCTATGAACGCACGATACATGTCCCACCTAACCAAGCCGCAACGCAAGGCCGTACACAAGGTTTACCTGCGCTACTGCCACCCTGATAACACCCGTCCCTTGACGATCACCTACCGCGAGTTTCGCAAGCGTGTGTTCAATGGCTCTGGATGCGTGATGCTCCAGCCAACTGGCGAGGGTATGTGGCTTGGCATTGAGCCAGACGGGTATACGCACTCGTAGTCACGCGCCCAATCAAGGAGAGCTGCCAAGGAAGGCAACCAATCAACGAGGTATCGATATGCACTACATCCACCCTTACATCAATTCCTATTCCTCCTGCTGTGGAGAGAAGATGGATCGTACCCAGAAAGAAGATATTTGTGCTGATTGCAAGGAACCTTGCTACCCAGTTTACGCTGTCTTAACCAACGAAGATGAGGATTAACCCTATGTGTCTAAAGCTATTCGCAGTAACCCTACGAGTCAAAGCCCTATCCGCGCCTTGGCCCTACCAAAACGAGAAGGGTCAGATCACGTTCAAGTACGAGAACATGAAGTTCCGTTGCATGAACAACCCTGATGCAATCACTGCATTGGCTTCTCGTATCGAGAAAAATCACAACAAAAACTTTGCTTCCTCTCCCCTACCCAAGCCAGCAGTGGTACGAAGAGAGTCACTCCGAGTGGTCGTCAGGCGATTCATTGCCGACAACGACTGGGATAACGTCCGAGAATTTGATCGTCTCACCAACTAAACCCAACCCAACGAGGTATTACCCATGAACCTATACCGCAGCATCGAATCAGGAGAGTTCTTCGGAACTCAAGCCCTAGCCAAGGCCGCTGGGCCTTTCATACCAGTCGATGTGCCAGTAGATAAAGCTGGCCTTATCGCGTATCTCAACGATAACAATCCAGTGCAGCCAGACAGTGATGAACCCATCGCCTTGCCTGACCCACCGCAAGTGATTATCCCTCCCACCAGCGAGGTCAAGGTCATCGATTACGACATGACTCTCCGCGAGTGCATCAAACACGCCTCGATCAGAGAGGTTGCCGATGTAGTTCGACTGTTTATGACCCAGTACGTCAACGAGAGCGATGAGGACTCCAAAGCCTTTCCCAATACCAACGTATACACGATGACTTGCGAGGACTTTGTTACCTATCACGCCCCCAATCAAGGAGAAGGCCAGACAGTAGAAGCAGTAACCGAATCAACCACTGAATCAAACACCGAGGAATATATATGAGTGCATATCTAGTACATCAGAAGGAAATCGCAGTGATAGCAAGATGGTTCTATGAGAACACCCGACCTGACTATCGTGAGGCTTACAACGCAGTAGCAAGCAAGAGGATTCGCTTCAAGCAAGTGAGCGAAATCGCTACCATTTTGGCACAAGCCAACGTGGATAGCGTAGCTACTCGTTACGACCATGGTTTAACGACTGAAGCCGAGGATAGATTGTATGTCAAGGAGTGTGCAGAGATGTCCAAGCCGAAAGTAATGCAGCATGGTGCTGGAGGTTACCTCAGCGGCAGTGCTGGAGGAATCCTCCTTACTCGTGACCCTTCCTTCGACATCGACCCTGCCTCAGTGTGGAACCTGTGCAGTCACTTAGACTACCAGAGTTCTGAGGTAAACGATTGGGTATGTACCGATGCCTACTGGATCATCCGTGCAATCCAGAATCGTGCCGCAGAGTTAGGGATGAAGACTGACTCAGCCCGTATGACTTGGGGATGGGTGGATGCAGCATGAAAAACTACACTCCCCAAGTAGTGCAGGATGCTGACGTAATCTTTGTCTCCCATAGCGGAGGCAAAGACTCCCAAGCGATGCTTGCTCAACTCGTAAGGCGAGGACTCAAGGACAAGATCGTCTTGGTTCATGCTGACTTAGGTGACATGGAGTGGGAGGAGATGGAGCCTTGGATCAGGAAAATTTCTTTCGGACTGGATGTAAATGTTGTGCGATCTGAGCTAGACTTCTTCGGACTAGCCAGAAAGTATAAGCGACTACCTAGTGGGCAGCAGCAGTTCTGTACGGATTTCTTGAAGACGAAACCCATTGGAACTTTCATCCATGACTACATGTATTTTCATGACCTGACCACTGCAATCAATGCCACTGGTATGAGAGCAGATGAGTCCAAGAGACGAGCGAAGAAACTCCCTCTTGTGCTATCCAAGGGAGCAGGTACAAGTGGGATGCACATGCCGAGAAAACATGCTGATCATACCATCCATGACTGGATGCCTATCTTCAGCTACTCTGTTGACGAGGTATATGCCGAGGTCGAATATGCTGGACAGGAAGTGCATGAGATATATTCCAAGGGATTCTCTCGACTGTCTTGTGTATTCTGTATCAACGGAAGAGTCTCTGAGCACAAGGAGGCCGCGAAGCTAAGACCAGTGCTTGCCCAGAAGATGGTTGGACTGGAGCGAGAGTTAGGCAAGAC